TTACTTAACTTCATACCACCAGCCTCTACGATCAAGGTAATCCGTCATTCCTTTAAGTTGCGCATCTGAAGTTGGTTCAGATATAAAATATGTTAGACCATCAGATTGTAAGATGAAGTTTGCTGTCATTTTTAGGGACGTTAATGCTCCCATTACATCCGGTGTTTCATACGGTGAAAAAGCTCCTGATTGAATGATATTTTTTTTGGATGGCGGAGTTGTCCCACCAGATTGCCCAGTTAATGCATAAACAATTGAATTTGCAATCTTATCTGGATTCCATTTTGCCATATCTGCTTCATTATCGATAAATCCAAGTTCAATTAAGATTGCAGGTGCTTTCGTATTCGCTAACACATAAAGGTCTTTTCGTTCCTTTGCACCGCGATTTGACCAGCCAATATCTTTTGAAAGTTGTGCTGCTATCTTTGCTGATAAAGCTTGTTGATCATAGTAAAGTACTTCCACACCATTTGCTTTCGTATCATATGAGTTTAAGTGAAATGAAACTACTAAGTCTACATCATGTGAGTTTGTTTTCGATACGATGTTATTTAAATTTTGTGCCTGCGTTGTCCCTACTTCATCAGTATCATCATAAACCGTGTGCCCTAATGCTCTTAATTTAGCAACAACTGCATCCTTAACTTGGCGATCCATAATGTGTTCTTTCCGATTCCCATAATTCGCACCTTGTACAATACTGTTATGACCTGCATGTAAACTATATCTAGCCATTTTTCAACACCCCCTTTTTTATTAACATATTCAAAGCTCGTCTTATTGTCCGGTCAAATATCCAGTACAACACTTACAAATAATAAATAGGGCGCTAATCTATTTTTTAAATAAAAAATCAAAAATACTCCCCTTAATTCATACTTCAAGTTGCGGCATTTACTTTTTTATCATTCATTTTAATATCTTTTTATAATAATACAAAAAACACGGTATAATATAAGTTATTGCTCTATAGGAGGGGTTTAATGGCTGATAAGTATAAACTTTTACTTCTCATCGTTACAGCATTTTTTTCTTTCTTTTCCTTAATAAAAGATTTCCGTAACACTTCAAAAAGTTTCTTTTGGGGAAGCTTTGCAATCCTAACAAGCTTTATATTATTATTAACACGCGCTTTAGAGTTAACTCCAATACTTCTCTATTCAGCCCAGATGACTCTTGAGATTATTACAATACCACGTATATTCAATTTGATTTTATAAGCATTTCGATTTAGTGTTTTCTAATTGATTTTAACTATTATTGAAGGTGACATATCAGCGATATTTTATGCCTATTCCGCATAAGTGTTAGCAAGTTCGTTTGCAAACTTGTTAGCACTTTTTATATCTCTTCGATTACATAAATCCTCACAAACACAATAGCTCCAATTAATTTTCATTATAAAAAAGGCTTAGCTAAGTAACCGAACTATTCTCTTGTCAAAAAATCACTTCACATGCATCTGTTCTTCATTTGCAATTACATAATATGTTTTTTGCTGGATATTGTGGATAGCTATAATAGTTCACTTGTCGCCCATCTTAATATCCAGTTATCGCTAAATATTGATTTAATTTGCAAACCTAAATATAATATTAATTGTTATATTTTTATTTATTAATAAAATAAGTTAATTAATTTGTCAAAAATTAATTAAAAGGAGCTCACTAATGAAATTCAAACAAATTATTTTAGCAGGCGCTGTTCTTGCTACATCAACATTTACCTCTTTAACAAATGCACAAGCTGAGACTGGATTTCGCGATGTTCCTTCAAATCACTGGTCTTATAATGCAATTATGGATTTAAAAGAGAAACAGATCTTTGCTGGTTATGGAAATGGTATATTTGGTTTTGGTGATCCCATCACACGAGGTCAAGTTGCTAGATTGTTATATAATTATATACAACCAGTGACTGATCCTACTGCCCCTCCTTTCAAAAATCCATTCAATGATGTGAAAGGTACTATGTTTGAAAAAGAAATTTTAGCGATTGCTAGAGCTGGAATTATGAATGGATATGGTAATGGTAAATTTGGCCCAGATGATACTTTAACTCGTGAACAATTGGCTGCTGTATTAAAAAAGGCTTTCAGATTAAGAACATCATCTATAACTACATTTGAAGATGTTGAAAAAAATTATTGGGCTACTGACGCAATCAGTGCACTTCAAGAAAATAAAATTGTAGTTGGAACAGGAAATAATATGTTTGAACCTAAAAAAATTGTAACTCGTGAGCAATATGCACAGTTTCTATATAATGCAATTAATTTTGTAGAAGCAAAACCTGAATTACCACCGTTTGATCTCCCAAGCTCTATGATTACAAGTGAATTTCATTACGACAGTAGTAGCTGGATAAACAGTTCACCGTTGCTACTAAAATCTGTATCTAAAGAAGCTCAAAATCTAATTACTAAAATAAACAAGAATTATAATGAAGATTTCAAATATGAAAGCGTATATATCAGCGGCGGCCAGATGGGCGATGGTGAAAGGGTAGAATTACTTTCCTCTAATCCTAATTTAGGAAAGATTTATGATTATGGACAAGGGCAACTCTATTTAGTAGGTGAGAATGAAAATGATTTCATGATTACATTTATAATTGATAAAGCTACTGTAGAGTTAGCAAAAAATTGGATTACTTTAATAAATCCAGATTTAAATCTAGATAAAGAAATTAACGATATTGTTGCATTACCTTTCAAAAATTCAGGCGAGCGAGATTATCACACAAACTTAGATAAGGGTAACTACAAAATGGAGTTAAGCACAATGCCTGCATCAAATGGTTATGAATCAATATCCATAAATGTTAAAAGAAAATAATTAATAGATAAAAAACAAGGTTCTCATTGGAGACCTTGTTTTTTTGTTTCAATTCAAATATTTATAGTATCACTTATGCACATCTAACCATCTAATAAAATTTCAAGTTGAGAGCTTGCAAGGTTTATTGTTAATTCATTTGCTGTTTTGTACGACTGGATTCGATTTGAGTGCTAATTTTAAGTTTGATGAATTAGTGAATATAAATTAAAGAGACCGTCCCTAAATGGGATGTTTGTTCTAAAAATATACCTTCATTTTATATAGTTTCATTTCGTTTCACACATAGCATATATTAAACATTTGTCTGATAACGTTTTTCTGTGATTTCACTACTTGTTATTAATTCGTGGCTGTTTTGCGGTTGATAATGTGGCTGTTTTTATTTAGGTGTGTACATAATACATAAATCCTAGGAGTTTGATATAATGATAAAGTTATTAACATTTACTAGGAGGGGAAATTTATGAAGAAATTCTTCAAATTCGGTTGTCTAGGTATTATCGCGATTTTTGCAATTCTTGTTGTCATAATGATTATTGATATAGCCAATGACGACCCAAAATCAAAAGAAAAACCAAAGGAGACTGTTACAACAACAGTTAAATGGGAAGAAAAAATTAAAGAAGTCGCATCAAGTAATAAAAATCCAAATGAGAAGTTTGATGAAGTAAGTAAATACGCTCACGATTACAAACCATCTAAAGATGAAGTAAAACAGTTCGGAGATTTCATTATTAAAGAATATAAAGATAAAAATTACATTAAAGACATATCTAACCATGAGTATATGTTAACAAATATTTTCAAATCACAAGTTGTTGATAGAAACGCATCAGAAAAGCCATTAAAAGATTTCGCTTTCGATTTCTGGCAAAACTCTAAATACAACTACCGCGGTGTAGAAAACGCATCTAGTAGTGCTACACAGGCAAACGAACGGCAAATGGATAAAGCTTTAAATAAAATGAACAAATAATCCACTTAATTTTCAGGAGGATGATACGATGAAAGTTGTCCAGTCAATATTTAGAGGATTTCGTTTAATAGGTAGGATTGTGAACCCAATTGTAAAGGCATTATCTAAAAGTAAATTCTAATCACATAGAAATAAAAAAAGCCGTCATTTGACGGCTCTTATTTTTGTTCATCAAACTATTCTTTTGTAGAGAATCATTTCATGAAGTGAAAAAGATTTTGATTTCATATTACCGAGATGTATTTATTCATGATAAATACATCACAGTTGTCAATATTGATGTGCCAAATAAAACCTTTTATTATATGGATGCGTTTGGATTGCAAAAAAGATTAAATTTCGATGAATTTATTTTATCCTTTATACGGGTTACTGCTCTATATCATTTAAAGTTTTCACCTCATTTTCAAATTTTTCAATATCTTCTACCAACCACACTAAATGTACTAATCTAGGAATCATTTCTCGCGATTCAAGTTCAGTATTTAGTTTACACTTTATTTTCTTTAAATTAGGCAATTCCCTTTGTAAGTAGCTATAATGATTTTGATTAACTACCTTTGTTCTCTCTCTTATAAAACCTCTAATAGTTTGAATGTTCTCAGCTGATAAATTAATTATAGCGGCACAAAATTCTTCCGGATTACAATAAGCAAAAAATGGTATTTTTATACGCATCTGATTTTCATTCATCCTTGCGGAAAAACTATTGAAATCTGTTCGCATTAAATCAAATAAAAATTGCGCATCTTCATGTTCTTTTGTCATTCTCCAGCCATCATTTATTTCACTTATCTCTGCTTTAAACTCATCAAGATTTTCTTTCACAAAATTTCCTGCTTCAACACTTTCTCCCGTTAAGAACATGGGATATGTAAATTCGGTGTATGGACCTCTTTCTCCAGCCTTTTTCAACCCTTCCATAAATTCCTGTTTTAAATCATTTTTATCTATGGAAATTATTTTCATTCTTCTAAAGAATTCATACGTTTGGTATGCTCTGAAATACCAAGCGAAATGTATTTCTCCACTCTTTAATTTATTATATGTATTTCGCTCGAATTCCCTAAATTTATCATCAGGTACATTTCTATAATTTCCAATAATAAATTCTACATGCGGATCCTTAATTTTTATTTCTTTTAGTTCTAATTTAAAACTATCCATCTCTCCTTTAAATAATTCTCTATTAAATATTCCTTTTCTTATTAGTACTTCAGCAAATTTAAAAAATACCCTTTGATAAGATATACCTTGACCATTGTAATACTTATTTTTAAATTCTAATATAAACTCCCTCACTTTTCCGTCTGGCATACTTCTTAAATCTGTTGCCCCGTCTAGCATGCCTCTTAAACCTGTTACGTTAATAAAATCTTTATGTGAGTTAATATTCTGTAGTTCTTCATTATTTGGTATATTAGTTTTAATTTCAAATGATGCTGCTAATACAAATTTTAATATTGATTCAAGCATAGTATCTAATTTATAATCACATTCTTTACAATTTTGATAAATTAAATCAAAATCTTCTAGTGCTTGTTTTAAAACCCTAATATTCTTACTCTCACTTTCCTTGTATGTATTTTCAATTGTAGCTAAATTATTCTCAAGAAACTTTCCAAGGTCCTGTTTTTCATTTGATGTTTGATTTACTATGTTTTCTATAAGAACTTTTTCATCTAATTGCAGCGTTAATGTTTTACCTATAAGCTTTTCTTTTATCCTTTTATATTCATTTTTCTTTTGAAATAAGTCTTTTAAATTACGTTTAATTAAATCATTTATAGATGTCTGCTTTTGGTCTGAATCAGAGCTATCCTTCTGATTAAACTCCCCTTTTTTATCCGTATAAAAACATGTTGTTAGTATCTTAAGTTCAGCATTTTTATCATTTAATTTTGCTTCTATTTCATTTTCATTGGCAATCAAAATAACCTTTATACCATCATGTTCCACAAAATTATTTATATACCCTAATACCTCGTTAATGTCTATACTCGCTCTTTCTAAATCATCAAAACACAAAACTGTTTCAGTAAAATTAAGAAACTGTCGATAATCTATGTTAGGAGTTTCTATGCCTTTTATAAATGGAAGTTCCATGTTTTTTGCACTTCCTAATATAGCTTTTGCTATCTCCGTTATTCCCCCTACTATTTTATTTTCAGTAACTTTCTCAAGTTTTTCCCATTTACCTAAGAAAATCTTTTTGTTGATTTCCTCTATACTGTTAACACCATATAACGATACATAAATAATTTTTTCATTTATTTTTTTTATCTCTTTTTTTAATATATTTTCCCAGAAATAAGTTTTCCCACTTCCCCATTCTCCATTTAATAAGATGGCATAACTTGTATTTTCCCTTTTTATGTACTCCAATACACTATCAACTGTATACTTTTCAGATCCACTTAGTGATGTTGACATAGAACACTCCTCCTAATTTATAGCTATATGTATTTTGTATTCTATTAATATTATATCAATATTTTTAAAGATACTCTTATAATTTTTGCTGTGACACACTTTGCACTTTACAAGACGTGTTTAATATAAAGGGTTTAAATTCAATAAATTAGTGAGTTAACTAAAATAAAAAAAGAGGCCTACTCATTATATGAGTAGGCCTCTTTTATCACTTCACATACACATAAGCTTCATTAACTGTTACATAGTATGTTTTACCTTTACTATTGTGTACTTTGTATTGTGGTGATCCATTCACATTTACTTTCGCATCAATCGTGAAGCCCAATCCTGCATCTACAGAACCAGCAACATCTTTATCCTGCCAAGATGGAGCATCATAGAATCGTAGATTATTAACTTTAGAAACAACGCGTTTACCTACAATAGAGGAATCCACAGTGCTTTTCTTACTAAACTTTACATAAGATGGATCGTTCTTAATCCATTGTTCGCCACCAAGATTTAACCAACTATCCTTTTCAGCCCATACAACATAAGATTCTGGTTTATTTAACTGACGAATCTTAGAGTAACTTGTATCTGGTCCTTTACGTAAATTCACGTTGTAGCCTTCAATATAAGCAATTCCATCTGTTACCGCTGTCGGTACCTCTGCCGTTTTAGATGGCTTCTCAGGCACAGAAACATCCACATTAGAATTGTTATATGCTCGTTGTATATCTGCTCTAAATTGAGCTTCTGAAACGCCATGAGACTTTAAGTAGTCAAGTGGATCTTCATGATCTGTTCCACCAAGGTATTTCGTTACATCATAGTGAGTCCATAATCCTTTTTCCACAGATAAACCACGATCACGAAGGATTTTAGCCAGTAACTTCACGTATTTATCATAGCTGCGTTTGAATTTCTCATAATCTCTTGTTTCACATAATTCTACGTGAACAAATCGTTTATTTGCTCCTGATCCTGCACCATAAGCAATGTATTTCGTATCAGCAATTTGGATTGTTTCATTCCAATCAACTGCATAATGTACAAATGCTGAACGCCATGTACGAGACTCATATTTTTGAATATTAATAGCTGGCGCTTCTGGTGTTGCTGTAGAATGTGCTACAACGCCCTCATAAGCACCTACACCATTGCGGTATGGTTGTTTCGGTAAATCCGCAATAATAAGTGTTCTATCAGCAAAAGCGCTTGTAGCAAACGAAACGGCAAGTACTAGAATCATAAGGAATGAGGTAATATGTTTCATTGTCTTTTTCATTTAAAATCAACATCCTTTTTCATAATTTTTGTGTGGTCAAATAATCCACTTGCTGATAGGCCAATGATGATTCCTTGAAATACATTTGTTTTGATATCTCCGTCCAAAAATAAAACGCCTAGCACAATGCCAAGCGTTAAATTTAATAACGGAACATATTTTGTTTGTAATCCAATTGTTTTTACGATTTGTGAGAGACCAACTACAATTCCAATCATTACAGCTAAACTAACCATTACATACCACCCCCTTTCATTAAGAAAGTGAGAATACCACCAATAATTCCACCAACTATAAGTCGTAAAATCCAGGTAGTATTGGCGCTGATTTTATCTAACTGCTTATTGATATTAATAATGTCTTTTTCGTTACCTGTTGTTCGTATTTCTAAGCTTTTCACTTCTAATCTTATTTCTTTAATTTCTTGCTTGATTTCTTGAACATCACTTCTTACTTCTTGTAATCCTTCCACCTTAACCACCCCTTTTTAGACAATAAAAAAAGACCAGCTTATGGCTGCTCTGGTTTCTTATTTATTAATTGTTGTAGTAATAATTCTTCCAATCTGGCTATCCGATCTTCCTGACTAGCTACTTGTGATTTTAGACTAGCTATTTCTATCTCCTGTTCCTGTACTTTTGTATCGACTTCTTGTAAACCTTTAATTCCAATGGATGCGTATGAATACAAGTGAATTCCTTTCCCGCTTTCATCCACAAACATTTCATCACATTCATCTACAATTAAACCGTAGTATGTTTTAATATCTTCTGTTGTCAATGGTGGATCATTAGGATTTCTCTCTTCTCTCATCCGGTATAGTTCGTTTACCGCATTCTTATAATTAAATTGTCTAATTTTAAGACTTCTAATTTTTTCTAAGGCGGAAAAAGAAATGTCACGGATATTAGATTTATACTCCCGTAATGAGGGAGTCATAAAGTTCCCTTGAACAGCGCCCCATCCATTTTGAGTAACAGATGATTTCAGTTGGATAACTCCTGTATATCCTGATGCACGGCTATTACGTATAGTTACATTAGGTAATCTTAAATCAGACTCTGTACTATTATCTTCAACGACTAACGAAGTTTGATATAATCCAGTTTTTCCTCGTCTGAAATACCAACTACCATTCCCTGCATAAAACACATGGTAATCATTAGCATTTAGAACACTTAGTCCGTTCCTTTGCAACTCCCAGTACACAGATTTTTGGACTGTACCATCAACTATGCTATCGCTAATACCAATGCTCGCATAAGCCCCTGACCATCCTGCGCCTGCTTGAGACATAAATAAAGCGCCTGCTGGAGCACTAGTCTTTTCATCTGTTCCTAAAATAAAAGTTGGTTGTACTGATCCATCTGTTCTTCTGTAATGTCCTAGAAATGATCTAGCAACTCCTTTTTCATAGAGGCGTATAAATTGGTCATCTAAGCTTACGTAGTTATCTGTATTTGATGTTCGAATTTGGCAACCGCTCAGCAATCCAGCTTTAATCCACTCAGCATTAACTTTACCAACTAAATCTATCCGTGCAGCATTTAACCTAATGTTTTCTTTACTCATGTTAAAGGCTGCGATTACACCATTTTCTTTTACAGATATGCTAACGCCCTTTTCTGTTAACTGAAGGCGCGACTCCATATCTCTTACATAAGAGTCTGTAGCAAATTGTCCATCTGCTTGTGTCTTTGTATATACTTCTGTCTTTTTTGCTGCGGCATTGATACCCTGTTCATTGATAGTGAAACGGTTATCAATAAGAGTCATCTTCTGATTAAATTGTTCAGTTGCAAGTTTGTTAGCTAATTCATCTAATAAAAGTTCTTTATTTTGATTAACAGTCTGCTTCAACTCAGGTATCTTAAACCCAGAAACATAGTCCTCTACTTGTTTTAGCTCGACTTTTGCATTGATTGCTGTTGCTTGTTGTTCAATTTTTGTATTTGCTTCAGTAAGTTTTTTTCCTTGATCAGATACTACATTATTTAAATTACTTACTGTAGAAGATAATCCAGTTGCTGTTTGTTCTACTGTGGTCATACGTTTTTCGAATCCGGCTTGACTATCCTGCACCTTAGTTACAGTGGTTTTTACACCCTCCACACTTTTTTCAATTTCGGTTGTTTTAGATTGAAAAGTACCTTGTGTTACTCCATCTTCTGGAGCAAGATTCCAAGATTCAATTAAGTCACCGAATGTAACCATTATTCCAGTGAACGTTGCATCGATAGTAGTTGTGTCAGCGGTAGCTATATTTACACGTACTTCTTTTAATTCACCTGTATATCCAGTTGTATCAAATGGTATAGAGATCCTAACCCACCCATTAGTTATTTCTTGTTGTTTTAAAATGGCATAATATTGTTTGTCCGTTCCGTTTTGGTCATAGGTAAATCTCATATATAAACGTGGATAATCTGGACCAGGTGTAAAACTTGATACATTTATATAACAAGAAGCTATTCCCTTCTTCTTTTTAAACACGTCTACGGGTAACCTTTGAAGAATAAAAGCTTTATTACTTGTTATTTGTAAACCTTTCTTAATAGCTGGGGCTTCCGAAATATTCACATCTACAAATTTAAAAAGAGTTGCATTAGTAATTCCAATCCAAGAATTTGTACCATTCGAAAAATCAGAGTTAATTACATAGTTTCGAACATTAACTTCTCTTGTCTCTAAACTTGTAAGTTTTTCGGTGATTTTTCCAGCCTTCTCTTCTATTTCAGTAGTTTTTTTCTTTAAATCATTAGTTGTTTGCTGTACCTCAGATATCGTCTTTTTCGTACCTTCCACAGTAGACTCAACTGTATTTAATTTATTACTAATTTCAGTATCTTTTTTCGTTAACGATTCAATTGAAGTTTTAAATCCACTTGAATCTTGTTCAAACTTAGTTACTTTCTTATCGATTTCACCTTGTTTATTTTCGATATTAGAAATTGTACGGCTGACACCTTGTAAACCTTCCTGTACTTTGTTAAACTGTCCTGTTGCTTGATTCTGTGCTTCTTGAACCTTTTGATTTAACTCTGTTTTTGTGGTTTCGATATCTTTATTAACCTGATTTAATGTTTCTTTTTTTACAGATTCAACATCAGGTACAACCGATTCCCATGCTGTACCCGTCCATATTTTTAAAATACCAGGCTTTCCGTTACTAATATCACGCCATAGTGTTTTATAAGGCTTTAGTCCTGTTGTCGGTGGGTACTTCGATTCAATGATTTCGATAGCATTGTTTTTTACATTCTCCTGTACTTTTTCAGCAAGTGTTTTCGCTGCTTCTGATTCTTTCTTTGCATTACTAGCGGTTTCATTAGCTTCTTGAACTAATTTGTCTAGCTGATCTATCATTTCTTGTTTATTACCAAGTGAACTAAGGATTCGATTATAAATTTTTCTTAATTCCTCATTTTGATTAACTATCTCACGATAATCTCCGAATTCATATTTATCTTGCGTTGGATCTGTAAAAGATTCATCTCCAGCTATTACTCGCGCTTCAAGATATAATTCTGGTGTAAACCCTGTATCTTTAATTTTGATAGTGTCGCCTTCATTAATTAATTCGTGTTCTAGGCCGAAAATACGACCAATCGATTGTGCTTCCACTTCATAAGAGATTGAGGAATTGACACGCTTTTTCAATTCTATCTCCATAAGCGTCAGTAAACGTTTTGGAGTCATGTCTAATTCTTCTGTTTCTGGTGTATAAAAACCGAATTTATGTTGTCCATGTTCATTCCATCTTTGAAACGCATCTGCATCTACAATATAGGGTAGACCTTTATTAATGCTTTCAATAGTGATTACTTTGTCACCTTCACCTTTTACAAATCCAACTAAAGCAGTGCAAATATTACGTGTATGTTCAATACGCGTAACACCGACTAAATCTTTTCCTAATTCTATTTCTTTGCCTGTATCATACCCACGTTTTTGAATCATATCTACATACCAACCGATGATTCTTGAACCTTTAATCTCAACACGATATCGAATTTCCAGTTTAAATAAAGATGCAATCTTCTTTAAAAAAGTGAGTGGGTCAATATATTCATCGATGGTCATTGTATGAAATCCAGCATATTCAGTAATTCCGCGTTGCCACTTCATACCTAAGAGTGCTAAATCAATAAACTCATTAACCGTCTTACTCTCTATCCGTTGTGGTTTTATAATCCCTGATTTCGCAATTTGAATCCAAGCTCCTGAAGCATATGTGGTAATAGATCGTGTATCGGAATTTTTTTCAGTCTCTGTAATAACATATGGTACGATTCTTCCATCGCGAACTTCTTTCAAAACAAGATTCTGTTGTTGTAACGTAACTGCATGGTCTGTTCCATCAAAAGCGGTGAAATCCAACATGTCAACATTATTTTTAAGTTCCCAATGCCGTTTGTCATCCCAATAGTCCTCTGGCTGGATAGCTGCGACGATTTGATCTGTTTTAAAATCCACAACATGCAAAATCCCGCTTGGTGTTCTCATCTATATCTCTCCCTATAACTGATTGTTGCGTTTACATCTGGCGGCATAATATCGATACGATTGTCACCACGTATTATGACAGGAAAATTACTAAAGATTTCTTTTATATTAATCGCATTCTTCCCGTTGATTGTGACAAGACTTTTCTCAGTATCGATAACAATTTTATCTCCAGTATCAAAGATATATGGTTGTGCATTAGATGGAACTTTGTTTACCTTCCAAAATTTCAAATCATCAATTTGTATTTCATTAACAGGCTGGTGATTATCCCACTTACAAATCGCAATCATAACTTGTGCAATTTTACGTTCTGTCATTGGATTTCCTGTTTCATCAATCCAACGTTCTACAAGAGAAGCGCCATCCTTTTCTGTACCATCTATAAACTTAGCCACATATACAGACCACACCTTCCCCCGCCTAGCGATACGCAAACGCCCTCGAAATTGGTTAAATGTAGTCGAATAATACCCACTTGTATCAACTAATTTTCGAAAGCTATTGGGTGTTCCGCTATTTCCAATTTTCATATGTGCCCTTGTAATTTCGGCAGTTGCATATAGATCATTCATATTGATGCGGGCTATCACATTACTAGCCTCATCTAGAAGAAGAACTTCAACACGACCCATTTCACCTATATTTTTAGACTTTAAAGTCATCCATGCCTCCATTTCAAAGTCTTGTAATGGGCCGCCCGGAATGTTTTTCTTGGCTATAGCACCGTAGAATCCTACCTCTTTTCCGTAATCTTCACAATACAGCGCATAACCACCACGCGATTTAAAACTCCCTGTTCCTTTCATATCATCGAATTGTCCAGTAACGGGTGTCCATCCTATAGGAGTGGCCATTTCATCCCACATAACTCTTTCTCGTTCTTGTACCGTGGTTTCTTCCACAGTCAGAGGGTAGCCTATTCTGAAATAATCACGATTATTCGGATACTCTCCAAACCATACATCTAAAAAGGTACTTGGTTTTTTCACCGTCATTTCAATTAACGCTGGAGCTTCTACACTTCCTTTATTAGTAAAATAAGAAGTTGTTTCTGTAGACCACTCTTGCGTAAATTTGTGAGTATTTGTTTTCCCTAATTTATACGGCATTGGACAAACAAAAGTAATAACACCTCTACCTCTATTGACTATTTCATCCAAATCGACAGAACCATCAATTAATGCTAAATAAGTCCTGTCTAACTCATCATCAAAAATAAGTTCAGCGGGTTGCTCTGTATATAACCAATCCGCTAAATCTTCTTTTAACTTTTGTAAATCTGCCATATCTTTTTTCGCTTTAATAACAAGAGGAACGTCAATACGACGTTCCTCCGTTTCTGTATTAAGTAAAAGAGCCCCTGCGCGATGAGGGACTCTTACTAATCTTCTTTTTACTGGAGCCCATGAAGGACGTTTTCTTCCAACTAGCATTTGAATATAATCTTTTCTAATATTATTAAAAGTAAAACTGAGTTTCCCCAACGTACTCACCACCCTTAAAATTCTTCTCTTCTTTTTTGTTCACGATCTTGAAGTTTTGTAGTATAGGTGTAACTTCCATTCGCAAGCTCTTTTCCATCTAAAACATTGGTCATGTTTACGGTTAAATTCAGTTCTTGTTCTCCATCCGGTCTATTTGGGAATATTGTTTTTGCCATAGATGGATTGCTATTAGATAATTGCGGTTGTGCATATCCGTTGAAGTCGCTAAATGTATTACGTGGAATACTATGTTGATTCGTTTGGAATCCGAAATCAAAAACAGACGGCATGTTCCCCATTTGTTTCTTAACGGTTCCAACTACATTTTTGGCTGCATCGACAACAAACCGTTTCCCTTTATCCATACCAACGCCAACACCTTCTGGAACCGCACTACCAACTGGAATCATCACTTTAGATGGACTGTTAATCTCTAGCGCTCCGGAAATAGTCTTTTTAATCTCTCCTGCAATTTCTTTCGCTTTACTATACAAGCCTCCCGTTGCACTATCTAACCCTGTTTCAAGACCTTCTATAATTGATTTACCAATGGAACTTAAATTTATAGAACTAAAAAATTTTTCAACTGTATTCCATTTTTCTTCAATACCATTCTTTATTTCTTGCATTTTATCTGTAACAGCTTTTTTCTTTTCCTCAAATTTTCTTGAAACTGTATTTTTTATCTCCTCTACCTTGTTACTTGCAGAGGTTTTCATATCTTCATATTTATTGGTAACATCCGACCACATTTCTTTCATTTTTCGAATAACATCGTCTTTCATAACTTGATATTTCGATTTTACTTGGCCAGTTTCCCAATCTACCTGATTTGCATGTTCACCAGCTTGCGCTTTTGCTTCGCTCACAATTTCTTTATGCTTATCTTGAGCTGTAGAAACTGTGCTATTATACTGACGTTTTGCCTCTGCAATGATTGCGTTCGCTTCATCAGCAGTGATTGTTTTATTTTCATCACGCTGACGAATCGCCTCTGCAATTTTTTCATCACGGGTCTTTTTCGCATCTTCAATAACTTTATCTCTTGCTTTGGCGCTATTCTCTACAACTTCCGCTGCCTGTCTAGCTGAAATTTCACTAGCCTGCACACGCATATTTTCAAGAATAACCTTTTGCTCCATTTGATTTTTAGACATATGCTCAACAGCAACCCTGTCCATTTCATCTTGCAATGCTTGTAAAGAGATACGTTCAGATGTCGTTAATTCTCTGTTTTCTCTAGCCGCTGTTTGTAAAATCTCTTTAATTTTGTTTTCTTTTTCTTGCGTTTTTAGCTTTTCTTGTTCATAGTGTTGATTTAACTGTTCGATTCGTTTGTTCTCTTCTTCAGCGGTTAATACATACGAATCAGCAAAGAACTTTTTAAGCCCTTCAATTTCTTTTTGCTGCCTTGCGTTGGTTTTTTCAATGATTGTATTAGCTAATTTATCGTATTGATCAATCAACTTCTGCGACTGTTCTTCTGTTATTACTTCATGATTCAATCTAATTTCAGTTAACTTTTGTCTAATACTATCGGACAGCTTGAAATACTCACCAAGAACCTTCTTTGTTGAGGAGCTTACTTTCCCTTCTGTATTTGTAGCAAAGCGATCTACTGAAGCGATGCTATCTTCTGTTGCTTTTTGATATGCTTTATATGCAACAACTCCAGTTCCGATAAGAGCAGCTGCTATTAAACCAACAGGCCCAAGAAGCACTCCTAATGCACTTCCTAAAAATCCAACCGCAGCACCAGCAAGACCCGCAGCGCCACCAGCAATTCCTAATGATGTTGCTAGCGCTCCAATCCCTGACATAACCATTCCAACTGCCGCTAAAACCACACCGATTGCAGCGGCTACCGCTGTTAAAGCAAGAACAATACCTCCTGTAATTGCAATGGCCTTTTGTACTGGTCCTGGTAATGAGTTAAATCCATCCACAAGTTTTTGTAATCCAGCAACAAAGGCACTAACCACAGGGGCAAGCGCGTCACCGATTGTCTTTTTCATTGTGGAAAATGCCGAGTCTAATAAAGTAATTCGTCCTTGTAGAGTGTCAATTTTAGTCGCCGCAACATCTGCTGCCGTAACTTTAGACATAGAATCCCACATCTCGTTAACACCTTTTGCTCCTTCTTTAAAGAGAATAGTCGCACCACGAACGGCATCCGAACCAAATAACGTTTCTAAAGCCATACTTCGTTGTTGGTCTGTTAAATCTTTCATGGATTCATGAAGTGTACCTGAAATATTTTCTAGACTTTGAATATGCCCTTGTTGATCGTAGAATTTTGATGATAAGAAAGCTGAACTTGTTGCTAATTCGCGGAATGTGGTATCGCATTTATCATTCCATTTCGTTACTCCTTCAGTTTTCATTACATATTGTTCTAAAGCTACTTCTATATCCCCTACATTTCTGGAAGCTGGTTGAATACCGTTTTTTACTAAGAAATCAAATCCAGCTTGTGCATTATAAGTAATAAGACCCAAATCTCGCATTTTGTTATATGCTTCTTTTGTAGACGGATTTAATCTCATTAGCATTGTTTTTAAAGATGTCCCTGCATCAGAACCTTTTAAACCGTTTTGAGCAAATACCGCTAAAGTTGTAGCTGTATCTTTAAACGTCATTCCGGCTCCAGCTGCTACTGCTGATGAAGCTGAAAGTCCATATTTCAACTCTCTTACATCAGTTGCGGAAGCATTAGCTGCACCAGATAAAATATTGGCTGCATCCGCAACTGAAAGATGGTCTGCTTTAAATGCATTCAGAGCTGTGGAAGCAATTTCGGCTGCTTCACCTAACTCTAATTCCCCTGCCGTCGCTAAGTTAAGGGCACCTGCCAATCCGCCGTTAATAATATCTTGTAAGCTAACACCAGCCTTTATTAATTCCTCGATACCTTGACCTGCTTGAACACTGGAGTATTTTGTTGTCTCTCCCATATTAACAGCCAATTCACTTAACTTTTTCATTTCTTCGCCAGTAGAACCCGATACAGCTTTCACATTAGCCATTTGTTGTTCAAAATTCATTGATTCTTCCACAGCCGATTTTAAACCCCGACCTATTGCATAAGTCATACCACCAAATACCATGCCGATCTGCATTCCAGCATTTTGCAAATGATTACCTAATGTCTCCATGCGATTACCGAAGTTCAATAGGCGATTACCTTGCTGTTCTAATTCACGATTTGACTGCTGTAATCCAGTTTCAAATCGATTTAGTTCAGCTGTTGCCCGATGAATTTGTTCAACGTATCTTTGTGCTGATTGACTCGCTTCGCCTTCTTCTGTTTTAGCACGATTATAGGCTTGTTGAAGTTCCCTAATTTTCTCTTTTTGTTTATCTATCATACGAGATAGCACATCAATTTTCGCTCGGGTCTGTTCAGATGCATTGGTATATCCATGCATTCCTGTTGTAACCGCTTGGAATTCAGCTTGTAAAGACTTCAATGAGTTATTTAATTTATCCAGTGCTGTTTGTTGTGCCTGACGATTCACTTGTTTGAGTTCATTTTCAAATCTATTTAAATCAGCAACTGCCTTATTAACTTGCGAAGCGTATCGTTGGGTTGCTGCATCATTTTCACCTAATTTAGCCTTATTTTGATCATAGGCTTGTCGTAATGCTTTAACTTTCTCTTTTTGCGCATCAATGAGCCTGCTGAGTGTATTCATTTTGGCTTGCGTTTGTTGACTAGCGTTAGCAAAACCACCCATACCTGTACTTACAGATTTTAATTCATTCTGTAATGTTCTGACTGCACGTCCTGAATTTGCGATACCTTGTCGGAAGTTTACATTATCAAGAGAAAGCCTAACGACCAAATTATTCATTTCATTTGCCATAGTCTCACCCCCTCATTAAATAATGTTTTCTGCCGGAACTTCTATTTCATTAGAGCTTGCATTTTCCCTATTTGAATCACCTTGTTCACGATTCTTTTGATTCAGCTTTAAATAATGCCAGATATCCATTTTATTATCGATATGATGATGTTTATACCCTTGACGTAATAAAGAGAGGTAGAGCTCGTCCATAAACTCACTGAACGTTAGCCCTCCTCCCTCTATGCGTTTGGGTTTTCTTCTTCTTTAGATCCAGTGCTCCCCCCAGCCGCTTCCACAGTTTCATTTATAATTGCGTTAATTACATCTGAAGTTGTCGATAAGAATTTACGGGCATCAATACCATCCCAATACTGATCTAATGTAAATTGACCATCATAAACTTTCACCACGAATTGAACCATTTTATCCATATCTTCTGGACCAGGATTGTTTGGGATTTCAGCAAGTTCAGGAGCCTGACGAATAAGGCGGGCTGGAATAAATTCCGGCATATTAAAAGTTTGTTTTTCTTTATTAATCATTAAGGTTAATTTCATAGTTTTTTCCTCCTAAATTTAATAAAAAAGAGAGAGCTTTTGCTCCCTCTTACTTTCCTGCTGGTGGTTGTACCACAGGTTTTTCATATACCTTTTTAAACCAATTATCTCCGATAGCTTTTGTAAACGTAGGTTCATCTTCATCCGCTGTGAATTTAGTTCTATCATCAAAATCACGTTCAATAAATGAACCTTTCAGTTTAGTTGTTTGAAAGTTTGGCTTATCTTTTTTAGTTTCAGCTTCTTCCTCTTCTTGTGACAGTTTCCCTTTTAATAACCAAACATATCGATATTTTCCATTAGCCTTTAAAAAGCGCCATCCAATTGCTAAATATGGCTTTTCACCCTCACGTTTTTCGTCTAATACACCATCTGTAACTTCTGGAAATCCTTCAATGTCTGCCTTTGTTGATAATGACAGGCCTCGAACTTCAATTTCAACCTCAACCTCACCATCAGACTCAGCAATTTCCGATTTTTTATTGTCGCTCCACATAATCTCGGTAGCTACTTTTTTAGATGTTTTAACCTTTACTGCACCTTCCATTTTTTTAACCGTACTGTAATCAACACCTGTTGCGTCATCTTTCAATGACTTTGCATAAACAAGACTATCTACACCGACAGTCGAACTAATTTTAATAACTTCTCCAGCCATCTATATCTCCACTCCTTTCGCGAATCGCATCGCGTAATGAAAAATTTTTGTATCCTCTTCATATAAATCAGCAACCTTATAACGTGAGAAACCAATACTTTTCATGACCTCATTCACTTTTTGGTGGATTGCTGTTGTACTACCTTTTGACCAAATATCGATTTGGAATGTGATTTCACTTTCGCTTTCATCATTATCTGCAAATCCATCTGGCCTATTGTCTAATTCAAAAAACGTAATACGTGGAAACTCTTCAGCATTTTTGGTTTTACGATAATACACACGTTTTCCACCTAATAAAGAAACAAGCTCCTGATTATTTTCAAGAGCTTGTACAATTTCAGGGCGTAAATTTATCATAAATTCAGCCCCATTTCATTCTTCAAGATATCTGTCATAGCACGTACCGCATCCGCTTTAGAAGCGTTAAAACCTGGTTCTATAAATGGATGTGCTGGCATTTTAGAAGTGCCCCACTCTAAAAACTTTCCATAGAAATATGGAGAACGGTCTGCTTTGTCTATTCCAATCTTGATCGTTTTTACACCATTTTCCATTCGCGCCTTCGTAACTCGTATATTATCAAGCAAATGTTGGCCTGTACGCCAAGGTTCACTTTTGGACGGTTTCTTAGGACTTGAACTCCTTGGTTCACTTCTTTCCGCAATGGCTTTTCGAATTTGCTCACCACCAGCTGCAAGGGCTTTATCTTCAATCTTTTCCCCACGTAGACCCATTTGTTCTAATTCGGAAATCAAACGATCAAACCCTAATAAATCCACACCATCAGCCATTCATTCCACCACGCTTCCACATGATTGATAATGTATGTTTTTCAGTTGGAATAGCTGAAATAATGTCATAAATTACGTTCTGGTACTTAATCTTCATATCAGCGTTCACATCAGCACGATATCGAATTTCTGTTTCGCCTTGGATTTCGCTATTAGCTGCCGCTGCTTCAAAGTATTTTCGTCCCTTTAAGAAAGTAAAAGAGCCCCATACAGTAAAAGAATCCTTATAACCTTCTATCGGATCACCGTCTGGGCCCCTTGCATCATCGTCTTTTATTTGGAATGTAAGACGTTTATCTAATTTACCTGGATTCATATGGAATCACCTACACAATATTGCAATTGGACTAATATTGACTGCAAACTAAATGCTAGTTGTTCAGCTTTTCCAACCGCTTCCCGATTTTCATGCCAATGAGCAATTAAAATACGAGCTGCTAATTTAGCAAGCTCGCTTTTTAAATTTACATTTTTACTTGTGGCATTCTTAATATACATTTCAGCTGCTATTACGAAAGATGTAATGAGATCGTCCTCCTCATCACCATCCACACGAAGATACTTTTTCGCTTCCTCTAATGTTAGTACCAAGAAGGACACCTCCTACTTTATTAAGCTCCTGTTTTAGGTGCAACCGTAATTTGTCCATACACAACTGCTTCTGTATCCCATGATGTAACGTCCTCACGCTCAATCGCTCGGAACTCAGAAGTATTCGTTCTCCAAGCATTTCCGCCTTCTTTGGTCATATCAATAGATAACTGTTTTCTATCCCAAAGAATAATGGCTTCTTTTAAATTACCAACAATGAAAGGCGCTTTCCCATCTTTATCTGTAGCGATTGTTTTATTTGATAAAGTAATTACCGGTTTTCCTGACAATAAACTACGTGTTGGATTTGTTGGGTCTGGTTGAAGAAGCGGACGACCATTTTTATCTTCTAATTGATCCAAGTAATTGAATCCATCTTGGTTAGTGAAAATATTAGCTCTGGCTGCAAAAGCTGGGTCCAATGTAACATTTAATGCTGTTTTAATGCCTTTGTAATCCACAAAATCTACCTTTGTCAATTTGTTAAGTTCTTGTAAAATTAGGTAGTTACGAGTAGCAATAGATTTTTTAGCGATCCATTGACGTAAATATTCTTCTAAAGCTTGATCTGTATCATCTAATAAATCATTTGGCACCGGTAAGAAGCCTGCGTAATCTTCAATAGCATAAGATAAACGATCAAATTCAGGAGAAGCAATTTCTTGCATTGCATTTGGTTTACCATACTCAGATAATGGCGCAAAAGGTGTAGATGCTGCACGTTTTTCTAGTGTACGAGCCCCCTTGTTTGTTGATACAGGTTGTACATTTACATATTGTTCTAAGCTATCAACCGTTTGTTTTAATTGATTAATAGTTGTCGTAATATCTTCCGGAACAATATAGCCGCCATCTTTACCTGAATTCTCAGATAAGGCCGCTTTGTATTCCTGCATAACGCTTGCTTCTTCATGACTTAAATTTTGACCACTGATAGCTTTCATAAATACTTCTTTGTACGATGGGTCTTCATTTTTAACTGATGATGGAGGTAAAACTCCTGCTTGTGAATTTACAGGGTCAGAAACTTGAATTTGCATCATTGCTAAATAATTATCTAATTCATTTTTTGCGCTTTTTGCTTCCTCGATTTTTGCCTTTGCCTCTTCATATTTACCGCTATTATTAAACTCTTCTGCTTTCGCTTTTAAGTCAGCAACTTTTTGACGTAATTCTTGTTCACGTTTATCCATTCGGTATTTCCTCCTTATATTGGCACAAAAAATAGACCTATAGTTCTAACAGGTCTAGTGCATTTTGGATTTTTAATTGTTCATTATTGTCCTTCTTTGGAATAGAAGGAGCTTTTGCTACAATCTTATTTGGTGTTTTTTGATATTTATCAAAGTAATCACTGCTGCATGCTGCAACATCTTTCGCTTCCACAACTTCAATATTGAAATATTTTTCAGCTTCTTCACCACTTAGCCAAGTCTCAGCATCTACTAATTGTTGAATTTCTTCAATTTCAACGCCTTCTTTTAAGTTCTCTTTGTATACATTCATGATTCCTGATTCGATGTTATCAAGGTCCTCTGCTGCTTTTCGGAAATCAATTGCATTTCCAGCTGCATATGTCCAAGGCTTATGAATCATTAAGAATGCATTAGAAGGAACAACAACACGATCACCAGCTAGGGCGATTACAGAAGCAATAGAAGCTGCAACACCATCCACATAAACAGTTTTTTGTGCTTTATTGCGCTTTAACATGTTATAAATGGCTAAACCAGCAAATACAGAACCACCACCACTATTTACATAGATATTAAGGTTACTTTTACCATCCAATTGCCCTAAGATATTTTTCACATCATCAGGCATAATGTCAGAATCATCCCATTTCCAACCTGTATTATTTATGATGTCACCATAAATAAATAAGTCTGCTGATGATTCCGTTTGATTTTTAATAGTAAATACGTCTTTAATCCTCCTCACCTCCCTTCTGTAGTGCCCCTCCATTTGCTTTCGCTAATTGATATTCATCCGCAATCTCAATAGATACATGATTTAAATCAACACGATGTTTATCACCGTATTCCCCAATCCCATCCATATCTTCCAGTTCTAGTACTTTATTGATTGAGAAAGCACCAGCATCTAACATAATTTTGTAGAATTCTGCTCTTGATTTAGAATCAGCACGTAATAAACTTGTTAGATTAAACTTTAAGTAATATCGTTTTTGCTCATTAAATGAAAATGTTTTATAAGAAAACTCTTCCTCATATTGAATAAGAATTGGACTCAATGTATTTTGAATAAAATCCAGCGCTTGTTGCTCAATATTGGAGAAAGTAGCACGATCTAACTCATTAATCATGTGCAAAGGAATATTAAAGATGTTCGCAATCTCACCTTTATCAAATTTCATACCCTCAATAAATTGAGCATCTTTCAAAGGCATTCCAACCTTTTCAAATTCTAAACCAGCATCTAAAATTGCAATCCTTTGAGCATTATTTAATCCTGTATTTGCCTCTTCCCATGCATCACGAAGTACATCTTTCGCCTCTTTGCCAAGTGCTTGTTGCGTTTTTAATATCCCACTATGCGCTGCACCGTTTGTAAAGAACTTACCTTTAAACTTTTGTGCCGCCTGTGAGCTGCCTATTGATTCTCTTGCAATCTGGATAGGTGGTTTCCCCTTTAAACCATCAGTAGACAATGTAGTAAGATGAATAATGTCATCATCAGGTATTTTTACAGGTGTACCGTCTGGCAAACTAGTAAAGTACCATAATTTATTTGTCTTCAGGTCCACATTGGGGGTTGTAACAGCCGGATTCAATACCCACAATTCTTTTGGTCTTCCATCCACACCCCAATGAATATTTATATAAGCATTTCCCCATGTATTGCGATGTGTTTCGATTAGATGTTTAAATTTAAATGGGCTTTGGTAAGGATTGGGACGTCTTTCCAAAACAAACGACACTTGATGCGCCTTATCCCGTTCTCTTCCCTTCGCTGTCTTTTTAAATGTTTGAAAAGGAAGCATCGCAACACTATTTGCAAGGATATTAATACATCGATAAACTGTTGGGACACCTAAAGATGATTCAACTGTTACCTTTTCACCACTTGCGGCTTGATAGCCAAATAAGCTTTTAAACCAGGGAGAAGGATTTTTCAAATCTGTGGTATCCTGATTTCTAAATAACTGCCGAAAAATCAAAAGTTTCACCTCCTTTCTATCTTCTTATCATTACCACCCCCAACATTGTGAGAATAATTCCTAACAGATACCATCCATAAATCGGATTAATAAAAAAAGTCGTCCCTACAATAATGGACAACCCCGAAACGAATAGAATATCTTCTAAAATACTTATAAAAAATATAAAGAATCGCATGTCATTCCCCCTAGAATGAGAAATCTTGACTTAAAATATATGAATTTAAGTCCATTTCACCAGAATTGAGCATGCATCGAACATGTGAGTTAATAACAGCCGCTATCGGGTCGATTCTCTCTGTTGCTTTTGACTTGTCCAACATAATGTTTTCGTTAGCATCCTGTTTTGTTATAGCATTGCTAACAGCCCAATTTAATACAGGGTTGTTATTATGGATGACTTTTTTCTGATACACTTGTTCACGAAAATCTTTTGTAGGACCTGATAAAGTCGCCATTCCTTGACGTATTTCCACCACTGTATATCCTTCCGCTTCCATGTCTTGCATGAATTGCGTTGCATTCCAAGGGTCAGCACATATTTCTTTTATTTTGAATTTATTCTCTTTTTCCATGGTTTTAATATGTTTTTTAATATATTCATAATCAACTACCGCACCAGGCGTTGTTGTAATCCACCCTTGTTGTATCCAAAGATCATACGGAACTTTATCTGTCTTTCTTTTCTCATGCAACGTATCTTCCGGCATAAAACTATGACTAATTACGATATACGTATCATCCTTTTTAAATTCAAAATCTACACTTGTTAAGTCAATTTTTGCTGATAAATCGACACCTACTGTGCATTCCAACCCTTTTAATTCGGATAATTCCACAGTTTCTTTGCACTCTTTCCATTTTTGCATATCCATGTAGCCATTTTCTTTCATATCCACCCATCTATTCATGTTTTTTGTGAGATAATTACGCATTTTCTCAGGTACATCAAGGGCTGATTGAAGTTCTCCTTTTAAGAAAGTACGTCCTTCTTCATAACTACATAAAATTGGATTCGCTTTCTCCCACACTTCTGAATTCGTAATCTCATCATCTTTATCCAATTCATTAACCATGACAAAATATTCTTCGTTTTCAATATCAATATTAGGGTCCAAAATCTTAGAAACATATTGATACTCCACACGATAGCAAGGATGGCTCAAATTGAAACCAGCTGTCGTTATAATCATCATGAGTGGATTAGGACGAGCCCCTGAACCTGACACCAAAACATCATAAATTTCAGAAGTAGGGTGCGCATGATATTCATCAATAATTCCGCACTGAACATTCAGTCCATCACCAGATTTTCCAGCATCTTTTGATAGCGCTGAAATAAAAGAATCCGTTTTAAGGTGTTCAATTTTCCCATACGCAATATTGAACTTTCCTTTTAAATCCTCACATCCATTCATTTGTGCTTTAATTTCATTCCAGACAATTTTACTTTGTTCTGTTTTCGTAGCACCAATGTAGACTTCTGACATATTTTCACCAAATGCCATTGCTTCATATGAACCTACACACGCTAAAGATTGAGACTTTGCGTTTTTACGTCCAACTTGCCAATACGCCTTTTTAAATCGCCTTAATCCTGTATTACGATGAACCCATCCGTAAATATTACTAAATACAAAAATTTGTATGGAATGTGGTTCAATTCTCTGACCCGCTAATTTTCCTTTTGTATGTTTAAAAAGAGACATCCACTTTAAGAAACGAAGCGCTTTTTCTTCCTTAAAAACATATGGGAAATCTTCAGAACCTTCACGCTCAATATCTCTTAAAAATCGTTTACAAGCTTGTTTATGCTTATGACAAGCAACAACTTCACCATTTAATACATCATCACAGTAGTCCAACATCCATTGTCTGATCATGTTATACGTCAAACTCCTTCTCTACGTTTGTTTTCGGACCTTGTTTTATATTTGGAATAACAATTTTCGCTCTTGCACTTGGTGTAAGGCCAAACTCAACAGCCAAAGCCTTCATCTGTTCATGCAACTGTTTCTTCTTTGTAAGTAGTGGATGTGGAACTTTATTAGTTTCAGCTGCCTTATTGGTATATTCAACAAGGAGTCCTTCTTCTCGGATAATTTTGGTGCATTCAACATAGTCAGAATAAGCATCGCAATACGTTGCTAATGCATTCACATCTATGTTTGTAATAACGTCTAGCTCCAGCAATTCACCAGCAATTCTCCTAAACTCTTTCTTTGCAACTGAATCTAACCACGTTGGTGGCTTTACCTTGTCCTTTTTTGCTTGTAACTGTTTTTCGGCTTTTAATCGCTGCTCAATTTCATCTTTTGTCAATCGATTTGTATTACCTTCTAATAAATGTAAATGAATCGGCTTCGCTTTCCTTCCTATGAGAACCACCTCCCTCGGCTGAACCCCCTTTTATAGAATAAAACGAACTTTTTGCACGGAAAGCTAGGCGGCGGTCTCAAGGAAGTCGCCTTTTGCTTTTTCATAGTGGGGGGATGTTTATGAATTTTTTCTTTCGAATTATTTTTTGTTTTTCTTCTCATCATCTTTTGTTTTCTTGTTATGGCAAGCATGGCAAAGCGTTTGTAAATTTGATGGTTCTAATCGTTTCGACCAATCAACACGGATAGGAATGATATGATCGACGACATCACCTATCTTAATGACATCTTTACTTCTACATTGAACACATAAGCCATGATCTCTACGATAAATAAGCTCACGCATATTCTTCCACAATCTTGAGTTGTAGAAGGAACGTGAGCTTTTGTTTCGAATATGTTTATCATAATATCTTACAGTTTCTTTTTCCTTTTCGATATGTTTAGCACAATACTTATCCCGTGTTAGTTCATTGCAACCTAACGACTTACACGGTTTGAATGGTTTACTTGACACCTTCCATTCTCTTCCTCAACCGTTTCATTTCATCCTCATTTGCCAGATTATTTTTATTAATCCGTTCGTGACATTTTGCAATGTCAGCTTGATGCTTACGAACCTTATCGTTCACATATGTAGCAACATGCTCATGATCACAATGAGGACAAATGTAGAAACACTTCTCAATTCTTTTTGGAAGCTGTGCTACTTGTGGTTGCATATTGTAATCTTCATTACAGTTAGAACAATAGACTTGCATCTGTCTCACTCCCTTGGAAAGAATATTTCGATTATATATTTACCAAATAAATACAAGTTGTTATAATAAAATTAACATTGCCATCAAGAAAAGTGATTCGCACCCCAAAGCGAGTTGCTTTTCCTTTTTTTATGGCTATTGCTTTAAGAATTCATCTACCGCTTTTTCAAGCAAACTAATCATTGCTTCTCTCTTTTGCTTTGGTGTTGTATTATCTTCCAATTCATTAAAGATTGGAATTGCATTTTCTAATTTCTGTTTATCGATACGCTCATTCACAAGGTCCTGTCCTAACATTGAAATGAATGTACCAATTGCAACCGCTTGTTCTTGTTTAGTTAATTTCATTTTTTCTCACTCCTTCACTAAAATCATCCTTTAACTTTTGTATCTCACGTTTAAACTCCCAAATAAAATACTTATCTCTTAAACATATAAAAAGAGAATAAGCTAGTTCTTTAAGTGTTTGCATCTCTTCTTTCATCTCCCTCAAACTAAAAAGCAATTTGTTTTTCTAATATTTTTTTGACTAAAATAAAACCTTATTTTTGTTATAATTCTATATATGAAAGGAGCTAAATATTTTGAGTTTACTTACAATTGTTGAAACAAAAGAAATAATTTCAGTTATTTCAGATGGACAAGGAACTAATTCCGAAGGAAATGTAGCATTAACAGGCTTTCAGAAATTTTTTGCTTCTACTGATTTCTTTATAGGTATAATTGGATCATACAGAGTTGCTAAAAGCATACTCGATACCATCAAAGAAGACCCAACAGATATAGAGTTTGTAAAATATCTCTTAACACAATTGCAACACTTTAAAGCTTTACAAGAAGGTTCTGATGAATTCACTATAGTGCTTTGTGAACATAATTTTAATGAACCTGTCTGTACGTTCTATGATTACTTCAATCGCGAATACACAATTCAAAAGCTAAAATTAAACGAGTGTCTTCCTATAATTAAACATTCTCCTTATTTAGATAATCAAATCGCTCACTCTGCTCGCCTTAAAATTAATCAAATGGTATTATCAAATTGCAATAAAGAAGAAATCATTCAAGAACAAATAAATTTTCATAAACTAGTATCAAATCTAGATCCTACTGTAAATGATGAAATATTTCATCATATTGTAAATAAATAAAATTAGATTCTAAGAACAAGTCTTATATACTACTGAGACTTGTTCTTGTTTAATTAGTTTCATTACTCTTAATCCTCCTCAATCAAATGTTCCAGACCCTTTAATGCTTCTTCACCATTCACATATATTGTTATATTTTTAAGATAGCAATTACATCATCTAATGTTTTACCTTCCATCATTCAACCTCCTCCAAAATAAAAAGCACCCGAATGGATGCTTTTTTTATAGATTATTAATTTGTACTTTAATTCCGGTACGTGAAGTTTTATCCTTCTTCCATTCACTTAATGATGATCCGCTAATATGCATCAACAATATTAAGTAACTGGAAGAAGAACAAAAGCTCTTCTTATTAACGATATCATTCAATCGTTACCATCTGCTGGTTTCGGATTTTATGCGCCGTCATTATGAAACCGTTTAGACAATATATAGATTATAAAGAAATCTTTATGAGTTGTGTTTTCCGCCACTTCTCACAATACAAATATATCACGTTAATTCCAAAAAAACCGACACATTTACTGCCAAAAAGCGGTCATGAATCTGCCACTATTTTTTCATCAACCTTATTCTAGTATTATGATAAAGTACTGGACTATCTTCAATTGGATCGTATTTAAAAGGATTTACAATAATCTTTTGATCTGTCATTTTTTGTAATGCATTGAATAATTCTTTAGATTCTGCTCTACTCGGTTCTCCTCCATACATCTCCATTTCTAATTCAGGAAGAGTCAAACTATTATTTGATAATATTTCCCTAATCCTATCAATATACGAGTCTGTTTTAAGATCTTGCTCTACATATTTTGATTTTTCTATCAAATCAAGAACCAAATCCTTTACTTGGTCTTTATCTAAGTTTTTATCCTGAATTTCTTCTAAAGCTTTATTAACAATTTCATTTGTTCTAAATTCAATTTCCTCAGTGGGTACACCTATGCCTTCTTTGTCATTATTTTTGTAAACGTATTGCCTCATATCTGAGACAGTCTCTTTCACCATGCCAAAAGTGTCCGCATATAGCTTTTCAAACATCATTTCTAATTTCTTTACATTTGAATCAATATCATGTGCCGCCTTTTCAACGTCCTTAGACGATTTTTCTGACATTTTGTAAAAAAGAACAGATAAAACTATTGCTACAATCCCCAAAACCAACGATATTGCTGAGGATATGATAGAAAATACTTCTACAGCCTTTAATGAAACCTCTATTACTTGTTCTCCATCTTGTAAACTACCTTTCATTATACTACCCCTTCGTTAAATTATTTTTCAATCCATTTATTACTATATCATAAAACGGTTACCCATATCTTATATTGTGTGTAACTGAACCCTTTGCTTAATCCCTTGGTATCATTGATTTCATTTCACTTTCTCTTTTGAGTTACACAGTACGAAAATTATGAGTAACCGTATTGAGATACCACTAATATTTTGAAAAACAAGCTAAGACAAAAATAAAATAAGCTGCCCATATGGACAGCTTATTTACATAATTCTCGTTATTGGAAGTTGATTAATATCAGTTCATTTGTTTTTCGAAAGGAGTTATTTTATTCGTTCAAAGATAATATCAAAGTAATTCGCGTACACCATAGTTGGTGGCGCAAATAGTTGATTTTATAGGGGGAAAACCTGTAACTAAAGCCTAATATAGGTGTTTTTGTTTAAATTTTGCTTAATTCTCACCGGTAATTAACTTAAAATTTAGAAATCGTTATATAATGAATTTAATTTAAAATTAGGAGTGATTAAATTGCCAGATATGATAAACCTCGTTCTTTTCATCATTATAGCGAGGTGTTAAAACTTCTAATAGAAAGCATATTCGATTAAGAAAGAAGGGGTAGTTATGAAAACTAGTGAAGAAACGCATTGGCAAAGGTTTAAACGTAAGAGTAAATCCCCGAAAGAGTGGTTAAAGAAAGTATACGAATTTTTTATTAATGAACACGTATGGGATGCTATCTTTAAAGTGTTCCTTAAACTAGTATGGGCAGTAAAAGGTATGGGGAAAAGCTTGAAACGGGTAATAGAAAACATATTCAATTAAATTCTATTCTTTCATACTTTCCTCTTATAGGAAGGAAATATCAATCACTGAGCATTAATATTTTTTAACTGAGTAACAGTTCCAAAAATGATTTTTAATAGAAAAAAAGGGTTACAGATTCGATTGTAACCCTTTTTCCAAATATTTTTTGTTTTATACGATTTCTATAATGATTACAGGACTGAAGTATGATTCGAAATAGCGTTGATTATATGATTCCAATCGTCATAGTGAATCTCGTGACCCGACCCTTCTAGGGTTAGTAACAAAGCATGGGGAATTTCATCAACAAGAGCAAGACCATGCTCGTATGGAAGCACTATATCCTCTGTACCATGGATAACCAAAGTAGGTATATTAATTTCTTTTAACTTCCCCTCATAAGAATCATCACCTTTAAGAAGGGAGTGATTAAACATACTGAGTAGGTTATTTGCTCGTTTTATTTCTTTTTCTACCTGCTTATAAACCCTCTTCTCATCGAATTTATGATTTGAACCACAGAGTAAAGCTGATCCTGCAACCAAGTAATTTGCAACAGATTCTTCATCTGACCAATTTAGTTTGGCCGCATTAGCATGGTATGCTAGTATTTTCTCATCGATCGGAGGTAAATTCCTGTTGTTGTCTTCAGAACCAAAAATACCTGATGCAATCAAAGTTATACTTAGAACTCTCTGAGGGTTCCTTAAGGCTACAATTTGAGCAATCATTCCACCCAATGACATTCCAACAATATGTGCTTCGTCAATATGATATGCATCGAGTACTCCAATCGCATCATCAGCCATATCTACCACAGTATAGTGGGAACTCCCCGGTTTATAAGTAGTTGACCGTCCGACATCTCTATTATCATAACGAATAACATATCGGCCGGTATCAGCTAATTGTTGACAAAATTCCTCATCCCAATAAACCATTGAACACATGGCTCCCATAATCAGTAAGACTGCTGGATCTGCTGAATCGCCAAAGCTCTCTGTACATATATCAATTTCATTAATTTTAATAATCTTTTCAGTCATGATTAACTCCTCATTTCATTCGTATTTAGTTAATAAAAAAGACACAATCAAATAAACCCACATATTTTGAAAAAAAATAGTTGGGCATAACGAATTGTGTTTAAAATTAACGTAAACGAATGAACTTGATAATCATGTTAAACACTCTCCTATAAAAAGGGAATAAGGGTAAAACCCTTATTTTGATTATAACATAGCTCTATCAGTAGTAATATAGGTTCACTTTTTCTTATTTTATAATTTAAAAAATAATTCTTATTGTATGAATCTGCACTCTTAGTTGAAGAAAAGACGATGTATACAATATCCAAACCTAATTAACATAACGTCTCATTATTGATAGTTAATACATCTAGAAGTCTACAAAAATATCCTCCAGTTAAGTACTCTGGAGGATATTCATATTTACATCATCATTCTTAAAAGAAGCCACACAAAATGAAACCTCTTTAGCTCCCAAAAGGCTTACTCTTATCTATTAATAACTGTACATCGTCTTGCTCCTCTACAGATTAAACGCTCGGCTTCTCTTAATGAAATTGGAACAAGTACAGCTTCATCAACATCGTCTTCTACATCAAAAACCGCAAATGCTTCCTTACCCACGATTAAAACACAAATGAATTCTACTTCTAAATCATCATGAGACCTAGGAATACAATTAGAAATAGTACAACGTTGAATACCCGCTGCTAATAATGTTCTAGCTTCTTGCTCAGATATTCGAATAAAAACAAATTCCTCTATGGCTACATTTCCAACTTCCACTTCAATTTCTACTAGAAGAAAGAATCTATTTCTAATTCTCACTATACAATTTGCCCCAATTGAAATAATATCTTCATTCATTCTTTTCACCTCCTTTAATACTATAAAATGCATAAAGAAGTGAAATGGTGTGGACAAGCAAACAAAAGAGTTGTTTTTTTGAAATGTGAGACATCGGTTAACAACTATTATTAAAAAAACAGAAAAAACAACCTACACAACAGGAAGTTTTTTCTGTTTTTAGTCTGTATACGACATTCAAAATTAGTTAACATAACGTCTCATTATCGACAGAAAGGAACCTTCTATTTTGTTCTATGGATCGCATTTTTTATACATTCCTATCCTAGCGCGATTTTAGGGTTATTGTTTGTTACTGGATTAGCCAAAAAATTGTATAAAACCTTGCATACTTTTAACGTGTTTTTTCAAAAATACTACAATACCCCTAGATTTTTAAAAAATAAACAATGATTAGATTTTAAACCTAGTCATTGCTTTATCCATTGCATCTTGGTTAACACCTATATAACGTAACGTGACCTTCTCTGACGAATGATTGAATATCTCCATGAGTAATGCTATGTTTTTTGTTTGCATGTACATATGGTACCCGTACGTCTTTCTTAGGGTGTGCGTTCCGATTTCATCTAATCCAAACTCTGCCGCTGCTCCACTTAATATCTTATATGCCATGCTACGACCGATTGGACGATTTCTACCTTGTCTACTTTTCAATAGATACTCGTTATCTTCTCTTTCTTCAATAAACCATTTGAGCTCTCTTTTCAATGCTGCAGTAATTTGTATTCGTTTCTGTTTCCCTGTCTTCTTTTCTCTCATAGATATATGACTACCTTTGACATCTCCTACCTTCAATTTCAAAATGTCCGAGATTCTTAAACCTGTATTGATTCCCATAATGAAGAGAATGTAATTACGTAAACTCTTCTCCTTAAAATAATCTTTTAGCTGCTGTATTTGCTCTGGATCACGTATTGGCTGAACAAAATTCATTATTCGTTACCTCCAGTTTCTTCAGTTTCATAAACTTCTAATCTAAGAGCAAAAGCAAGTTTATAAAATACTCTAGCTTTAACACGTCGATAAGTACGCTCACTCATGCCGATTTCGTTATATACCATATAGTCACATACATCTTCATCTTCTAAATAACGCTTAATGATGATGTTTTTTTGATCCTTTCCTGCACGTCCATTACCTAAACGACTAAGAAACTGGTCAATACGAAATGACATTTGCTTAACCCACTCTTCTCGCTTACTTTGCTGTATATTAGCCATCGCTACATCTTCTAATGGCTTTCCTACATCATTTGTAGGTCCGTGATATCTAATTTCATAAGTAGGAGTGACTTTCATTTCTTCACGCATCATTCCAAACTGTCTATATAAACGTACACTTTCGAGAACACCTTCTAATTTTTTCTGCGTTGCTACTCTATCGATTTTTGGTAAGAAAGATAATTGTTTAGTCATGTAAGACCACTCCTTTTTATTATTAAATTATTTTTGTCTTATTGCTCCACGTCTGCGTTCATAACGCGGTCCACGAATCCCCATTAAATTTTCAATGTCACGAGTGCTTAACTTCTCTTTTCGTTTTTTCATAGTTTTCTTTTTTGCTTGATTCGATTGCTTTTTCCACTCACGTAATTGGTCTTTTAGTGCCTTCATATTTCCCCATCTCCCTTTTCAAAATAAAAAGGACACCTATTCCTAAAACAGCTGTAATTGCTGCTTTAATGAATTGGTGTCCTCTAGTTTTCTAGCCGGACTATATTTATTTACTTTTAGCCTTCTTGCTTCCCTTATAAAATCCATACCGATGATCGACCTCTGAAATAAAAATTACAAGTACCATAACAAGTCCCGCTTGTATGAAGCTTTTTGTGTTACTAAAGGTCACAAACATAATGATTAAGTAAAGAGCCCAATACATTCCGAAAAACTGTTTACTATTCATTTTCTATTCCTCCAGTATTGCTATTTTATAATTCCAGCTTGTACAAAGATGTTTCTCAAAGCTTTATTAACTTGATGCTTCTCCACTTCTTTTGTGCGACGAGCAATTGCTTTTCTAATTTTTCTTTTCTTCAAAGCTTTCATTCTCCCAACCTCGCTTTAAAAGGATTATTTTGTTTAAATGTATACAAAATCTAATAAACACATAAGAATTATACTTTTTTACCAGTGTACAAGCCGTATCTTTCAAAGGAAGCACAACATAGAATACAATACAGGACAAGACTTTCAAAAAACTTGTCTGAGTTAATTCTCAAAAAGAGGTGAACATAAATGCCTATTGTTAAACCTTTTATAGCAGGAAGAAGATTTGTAAGTACAGCAGCAACAGGAACTGTCGCTGGAGCAGATTTAACGTTTGCTAACACAGACTTCACCGATGATACTGGTGCTGTAACAACCTTCCCTGCTTCTTATGCTTTTTTAACGCTTTATATTAATGGTGTTATTCAAACAGGCGATACTATTACTGGTGTGACTACTACAGCTGCTACTATTGTAGGAGGTGCTGTCCTAGATGGAGGTACTCCTATCGCAATTGAATTTACAATAACGTAAATTTAGTTGGCTTTTTGGAGGTTTCATTAAAAGAAACCTCTATTTTTTTAAAACTGACATTCACTTTAGTAGCAACTACATAATGCAATGCATATACTAGTATAGAATAATTGGTATTCATACTCACTCTCCAAAAGAGCACTTATATATAAGTGCTCTTTTTAGCTTCCTCTTTTCTACAAAATGAAATTTTTATATAAAAGACTCACACTTAAACAAACATAATTTCATATGATATATTGCATCCTTTCTTTTTAGAATGGATAGTCATTACAGAAGGGCACTTCCCGAAGTGCTCTTTTTTATTTCCCCCTGCACCAAATAATTGTTGAATCATATATTAATTTCGAGAACATTCACAAGTCATAGATTTACCATAAGTCTTGATCAAAGAGCACTATTACATGGCGCTATTTGATTTATAATAAAATGAAGTTTTTATTTAACTTTCTTGCATAACATTTTTACTTCTGCTCAAACTATGGTTGTAATTCGCAATTACAATAGCAACATTTGCTAAACACCGTTTTCTTTTCTTAACAGGACAGCTAGCTAATCACGCTAGCTGTTTTATTTTATAAAATAGCGTTTTTATTATGTTTTAAAACCCAATTAAAGATTTTATTTTTAAATTACACCTATCTAAAAAACATACATATAATATTTTGGGTGTTCTTTTTCAATATTAGTTTTGGCCAGAGAGCACTTTTAAAGGTGCTCTTTTAATGCGTTGCAATGTATCTCGTTTTACATACCATAAACATAGAATGCAAAGAGCAGACAAGACATGGTTTTTATATAATCGTGTACATTTTTTGTACACGATTTTTTAATTAAATAACTATTTTGTTAAATTTCTAGATTCACAAAGTACTAACTTTATAAAATGAATTCATATACATTTATTGAATACATATTAAGTTCATATACAATCAAATAATTTAGGAGCTGATTAATATGACAAGCAAACCACTGGTAATAACGCTTCCTCCTATATCTAAAACCAAAATTACTTTTTATTCTTCTTCTGGTGACGTAATTAACCACACTTTTTTTACAAACGAGACTTCAGAACCTATAGCAACGTTTGCATATTGTCCTATAGACTTTGAAAGATTTGAAACTAAAAGAATGCCAGTCCTTATAAAATAATTTTTCATTCTCCTTTACGAATAATCTTTTTTACATTACACATACTATCCTCAATTCAGCTACACTCTTTTAAAACGGAGACTTCCCCTCCGTACTGTTTAGGCACTCGGCAGGTAACTTAGTCAATTACCTGCCATTTCCTATTCAAATAACGTTTTTGTTTAAAAATTGCACAGCCATAGAAAACATACATACAATACCATGTGGTATTCTTTTTCAATTTTAATTTTGGCCAGAGCACCTTTTTAGGTGCTCTTTAACTTTAAAATAAGGATTTTGTTATATTCCTTGCACTTTTAAATGAGACAAGCATATGTTGTAGTATAGTGTTTCATCACTTATATACACTTCCTTTTTTCAAGAGTACATATTTGATATGTACTCTTTTTGCATCACTATAAAATAACGCTTTTGTTCAATTTAGTAATTTCTTATATAATGGAAGTTAACTAATCCAGAAGGGACTGAATTATGCGCAGATATCAATATTTTTAATCTACCCATCACAACAATATAATGGAGGTAAAAGTATTGATTACAGAATTACAGACACAAAGATTACATCTAAGACAAATGAAGGAATCTGATTCATTAAGTATGTTTAAAATATGGTCTGATCCTGACGTTACAAAATTCATGAATATAAGTAATTTCACTGACGAAAATCAAGCGAAAAATATGATTCATTTTCTCAATGAACTTGCTCAAAATAACAAAGCTTTCCGTTTTACCATTATTGAAAAAGATTCTAATCAAATTATCGGTTCATGTGGCTATAATTCCTTGGATTTCGAAAACTCAAAAACAGAAATTGGCTATGATATTTCGAAATTCTTTTGGGGCAAGGGATATGCCCCTGAAGCCATTTCTGCTCTATTAGATTATGCTTTTACACATTTGAAACTAAATCGTGTCGAAGCAAAAGTTGAACCTGAAAATGTGAACTCCATAAAAGTATTACAAAAATTACAATTCACTTTTGAAGGGACTCTAAGAAAAAGCGAAATCTCAGCTGGGAAGCTTATCGATTTAAATATCTATTCGAAATTAATAACGGATTAATTTTAGTCCCTCGGCCTATACTATATTGAAGTATAGGCTTCTTTAATTTTTATACAAAATTCAAATTTGGTCTTACTTCACATCGACACGTGCTTGGCTTGCTTCCCGACTAAACCCATCAGGATATCTTTTAGTTAGTTTTGCAATGTTCATTTGAGCAATGTCTTCTAGGGTATACCCCATTTCGTGAGACATAATTGAAATGTAATACAAAATATCACCTAATTCTAAAGCGATTTTATGCGTGTTCCCATCTTCTTCTCCTGGGCAATGGGCCGGATCAAATCCATGACCATGGAAAATTGCTTTTTTTACAATGTCCGCAACCTCACCAGATTCTCCAGAAAGTCCTAATGCAGCATTTAAAACACGTCCACCAAAGTCCTGATTTGTATTCCATGTACGTAATGCCGCTTCTTGGTATTGAACTAATTCACAAATTTGATTGTTGTTCATTACAGCTTGTCCTTCCTTTGATTTATTGATTAATTTAGTTACTTCCATAACACCGTTGTTCATTGCTTTCATCTTCATTCGCCCCCTCTAACTAATATTTTTCTTTGTTCTTTTGATCTTAGGTTTCGTAGTAGCTGCTTTTATCGGTTCCCATCCATAACTCAATCTAGATCTGAAAGTACTTACGCTTATGCCATTGGATTCAGCAATCTTAACAAGTTCCTTCCTGTCAATTTGTTTACGCGTTGGAATACTTGCTGCATCTTTTGGGTCCCAACCATTATTTACCCTGCTATAAAAAGTGCTTGAATTAACTCCATTTTCTTCAGCTAATTTTAGCCATTTATTGTGTTTTCCCTCGCCCATATGCCAATATGTTCTTGGTGGCGTAGTTAATGCTTCTTGCAATTCCCAACCGTATCTGTACATCCTCATGTAAAGGACTCTTCTACTAATACCGTTTGATTCAGCTTGCTGATATTCCTCATTAGTTAACCAACGATTGAAAGCCATCACTTTCCCTCCTAATCTAGTGCCAGAAATTCAGCTCTGGTACGATTCGAATGAGTTATCCTAATCTTCTGAATACCTTTTCCGTACTCTTTTATTGTTGCGTCCCAAGCTTCGTTTTCATTTTTAGCATCAAAACAATCCATCTTTTGCCGTTCCTCTTTATCGTAAAAATGAACTTCATAACTTGGATTCAAAAACTTTTCACTGGTGCTTATCGCGTTGTAGTTGAAACTACCTATAACGTCATCAATTGTTAATTGCTTCATAATCGTATCCCCAGTTATTTAATTTTTTCAGTGATTGTAGTTGATACACGATCAACTTTCCCGCCTTGCCAAGTAATTACTTGTTCACCAAACCCTGTTGCTGGAGGATTCAGTGGAGTAACCTCACCGTTTTTTACTACATAAATTTTATTATCCGTAACATCGATTTCAACTTTCGTAGGCCTCATACGACTGAAATCCCCCTTTTTCTTGTTAACTAGCTTTTTGTTGTTTGCTTCTTTCTAATTCTTGTTTCATTGATTCAAATTTTATTAACCACGCTTGCCAACGCTTATCGTTTTCTGCTTGCTGTCGCTTTGCCACTTCACAATTACAACCGTTCGTTTCAATTACACCTGTATAAGTTTCTTTACGAATAATCCCTGTATCATGACATAATACGCACATTTTTATTTCCTCCTTTTTATGCTTCGATAAACCTTTGTAAACGTTGCTTCGCTATCTCTCTTCTATAGCTAACGGCTTCATTTTTTACTGTTAGACTTGTCTCAACCATTCGGTCATATGAACGTTTCCCGACTTGGTTTTTCAGTTCTTTGGGTTCTAAATTACTCGTATATAGAGTAGGGAGTTCTTTTCTATACCGACCATCAATAATATTGAACAATTTTTCTTCTACCCATTCGGTAGTTTTTTCTGCTCCAATATCATCTAATATAAGTAAGTCGCATTCTAAAAGAGCTCTCATAATTTGTGTTTCATTTTCTTTGTTTTCGCTGTTAAACGTACTTCGAATACGTTGTAATAATTCTGGAACACTTTGAAATACTACGATGTATCCTTTCTTAGAAAGTTCATTTACAATCGCGGCTGCTAGGTGTGTTTTACCATTACCAGGATCTCCCCAAAGCAGTAACGATTCACCGTTCCATTCTTTAAACGTTTTGACGTATTTCACTGCGACTTTATAAGCCGTCTCTGATCCATTTCTATCTAGAAATGATTCAAATGTACTTTTCGAGAATCTTTCTCCTAAATTACTGATACTGAACAACTTTTCTATTTCCCGTTTCTTAGCAAAGTTTTGAGCTTCACGTATTTTTGCATCTTCACGTTCTACAACACACTCACATGTAGGAAGTATTTTGTTTTTAATGCGTAACTGCGGAACTTCTACAGTAATTGCTGCGATATATTTATTACAGTGTTCGCATGTATACCCTTCCGTTTCTTCACTACAAGCCGATGTATTCACTATCCGAGTCATCACTCTTCCGATTGATTCCGACACGCTTTTTCACTCCTTTATTTCGTTGATATTCCGTTTCTAAAGCATCCACATCTTTTAAGGTCTTCACGTTATTGTTAATCCACTGTTTTAAAATGCCCTCAGCATAATTCCATTTCTTCTGCTGTTTCAAAGCACGTTCCATAGCTGCTTGTACAAGTTCTTCACTTGTATCGTTTACCCATTGCGAAATACTTTCGGCGATGAATGTATTTAAAATACCGAAATTATTTTCATAGAAAGAGAAGATGCTACTACTACTTTGTATATTAGTATTTTGTTTATTAGTATTTAGTTCTTTAGTACTTAGTAGTGTTGGATTTTCCAAAAATGGAACTTCCACTTGTGGTTTTTCCATATGTGGATTCTCCACTTGTGGAACTTCATAAATAATTGTCTCCCAGTTAGTTATCTTTCCCTTTTCGTTTTTCACAGGAAATCTTCTAACGTAACCGTATTTTTTCAGTTCTTTCATTCCTACCCTTAAACTATCAATTCCATCTTTTGCATGAGTAGATATTTCCTCCATGTAAAACACCCAATCATCTGGTAACGATAAAATGTAAGCCAATATCCCTTTTGCTTTCCAACTTAAACGTTCATCTCGAAGACCTGTGTTATTAATAGTTGTGTAATTTTTACTTTTATTTACTCGAAATGTTGCCACCTGTTTACCTCCTTGTACAAACTGCAACATATGCTTGTCTACTTTTAATGATTCGTTGAATTTCATAATGTGAATAACCATTTTTGAAATACTGCTCAATTATTTGCTTCAACTCATCTTTGCTTTTTGCTAAGCTCCAAAATTTATTAGGTAATAGCACCTGATATTCAATTAAATTCATGAACTATTCCCCTACTTTCCGTGGTATACTTATAGAAACTTGTTTTTTCTAACAGACCCACTGCCATGGGTCTTTTTATTTTGTTCTACATCACTCCAAGCCCATCTTCTTATTGGCTCATAAGTAACATAAAGTAGCCATGAACCACCTGTGATTGACAATCCAAATATAGCTAATGATATTGTATCTTCCACTAATTCACCTCCTTTTGTGTTTCAAGCCAAGCTTCTAGATCCTTTTGCAAGAAAAGAAGTTTACGACCTTCTCTTATTACTGGAAACCTAGGGTGATTTGCTAATTCGTACATTCTACAAACAGCAATGTTGAGATAAGCTGCCGCTTCTTTTACTCGCATAACCCTATTTGGTTGTGATTGTTGTTGTAAGTCAGCTATTGCTGATCTAATTTCCTCTCTTACAATTTCACGGATAGATTCTTTAATAAATTGTTCTAAACCCATTTTCTTTCACTCCTTTTAAATAAGTTTCATTGAATGAAACTTATTGTTTAAAATTTTTTTCTTGTTCCTTAAATAATATAGTTGTTTCCTTTCCCAATACTTTAGATATATTAACTGCTACATCATAGTACACCCTTAAATTCCAGTTAATTATTTTATAGCAGTATGACTTCGATATCCCTATCCTTTTAGCTAATTCATGATATTTAAGTCCAGACTCTTCAAATGCTTTTTGAAGTTCTGTTTTAGGCGTATCGGTTTGCATCTGATCACTCCCTTCTGATGCTTACAAGTCCATTATATGTTTCATTGTATGAAACTTCAAGTATTTTTTATAAAAAATTTCAGAACAGGAAACTTTTTTGCTCTTTACGTTTCTTGTCAGGAAACTTTATAATAAACTTAATAGGATTTAGGATTACCGAAAAACCTTAATAAGGGGAGTTTTTTATGGATATGAAAGATAGAATAAAACAAATTCGTTTAGAACATAAAATGAACCAAGAACAATTTGGTAAAGAAGTAGATCTCACTAAAGGTACCGTTTCAAAATTCGAAAATGGAAAAGCCTTCCCAAGTCGTGAGACAATAGAAAAAATAGCGAAAAGATTTTCTGTTCCTGTGAATTACTTATATGGAGAAAATAACGAAGTAAACCTGGATGAGAATAAATACGAAAAGTTTAAAGAGATTATGGCATGGTTAGAACCTCTTCCAAAAGATAAAGAAGATATGGCATTAGACCAGATGTTAGCTATCGCTCAAGCTCTGAATAAGCATCATAAGAAAATGGAAAAATAGCCTCTCGAATTAGGATCGGCTATTTTTTTTAATCTCCTCAATATATTCCTCTAATTTTTCAGGAGCGAATTCCTTTACTGTATTTATGAATAGCATTACAATTTCTTCTTTTGTCACCACTAGTTCCCCCTTGCATCCTGTTATTTATATGTGGACTTTCTAAAAGTGGAAAGTTTTTGTCGTTCCAATTAAAATGTTTCCATTCCCTTTAAAGCAGAAATGACACTATCTATTAGATAGTGTCATTTCTTGCATTTATATAATTACCCGCCTCCAGGACCTGGATCAATCATGTATAAAGTTGTTTTTTTCTCTTTAGCGCTTTGTACTTTATCTTTTTCTGTCACTTGAAAAGCTGTAATAGAAAGACAAGATACAGCCATAATAGATAACACTACTTTTACAAGCTTATTTTTCAAGTGTTTCACCACCTTTTATTTATAGTTTAATTATAGCATTTCAATGCTTCTTTTGGTAGAAACATATAGAAGAAATCACCTGATTTAGAAAAACTTTCAATAGATAATTCTAAGTATTTTTTCCCTTCTTTCCCTCCAACCGCGAGCCCCATATAGTACAATTGAAAACTACTAAGATATCCGTTGTTATTTTTTAAATTCTGTAAAATTTTAATTGCTTTTTCATTCTCACCTAACCTTACATATAAAAATGCTCTCTCAGCTTCATCTAAATCTTCAAAATTAATAGTATGTAAATCTTTCTTATGGTGTATTTTTAAAAATAGAAGTGTATTAAGTACTTTTTCTTTCCTTATTTCTAGTTTCTTATTAGCTGGATTACCAATAACTTTTAGTGATTTTTCCATATACTCTTTAGCTTTCTGATAATCAGAGAAAACATAACTTTCTCCAATTTTACAATATGCTACTGCCTTAGTACTGACATAACAATTTGTCTCATCGTTTATTATGTCAAAACATAATTGACGAGATTCTTCTAACTTATTTTCATGGAGATTCAC